CGATTCCGCCAAAATTGGTAGCTCAGGCAATTACGCCAAAATTGGTAGCTCAGGCAATTCCGCCCAAATTGGTAGCTCAGGCGATTCCGCCAAAATTGGTAGCTCAGGCAATTACGCCAAAATTGGTAGCTCAGGCAATTCCGCCCAAATTGGTAGCTCAGGCAATTCCGCCCGAATCAACTGTACTGGTAATAATTCTATCATATCCGCTATAGGATTATATTCCACTGTATCCGCCAAAGTTGGAAATTGGATAACTTTAGCAGAATTTAAAAGAGAAGATGGCATGATTGTTGTTGACTATGTTAAAACTGAATTTGTTGATGGCGATAAAATTAAAGGAGATGTAAGATATTGTCTTTATAATCATAAGTTTCAAGAAGTTGTATGTTTCGATGAAATAGATGCGATAGTTTTGGCAAAAAAGAAAAATGTTTATAAAGTTATTACGTTCAATGACTACTTTACGAAAAAAGAAAGTTTTATTGTTACTGATGGCGAGAATTATTCGCATGGAAAAACTATAAAACAAGCAAAAGCTGATTTGATTTATAAGATTTCAAACAGAGATACATCACAGTTTAATAATTTGACTTTAGATAGTGTTTTACCGAAAGAAGATGCTATTAAAATGTATAGAATTATTACCGGGGCTTGTGAGTTTGGAACTAAACAGTTTGTTAGTTCTTTGAAAAAAACGAAAAAGGAGTATTCTGTTAAGGAAATTATAGACTTAACAAGCGGACAATTCGGAAATGAGAAATTAAAACAATTTTTTGAGGAAAAATAAAATGTTAAATAAAGTTGAAATTATCGGGCGTGTCGGCAAAGAGCCGGAAGTAAGACATACTCAAACAGCAATTAAGGTTGTCAACCTAACTGTTGCCGTGTCGGAATCGTGGAAAGATGCTCAAGGGCAAAAGCAAGAGCGCACTGAATGGGTGCCGGTTGTTGTGTTCACAAAGTCGGAATACATAGAGCGGTATTGCCATAAAGGCGACCTTGTGTATGTTTGCGGTAAAATGCAGACAAGGAATTATGAAAAAGACGGACGCAAAGTATATGTTACCGAGGTTGTTTTAAGCGGGCTGAATAGTCAATTTGAAGTTTTGAAGTCGGCTAACCCTAAAACGGAAGAGACAGAGCAACCGCAAGAAGTTTATAACGATGATTTAGATGATGGGATTCCATTTTGAGTTATAGCAATGAACATAACAATTTATAATGACAAGATGTTAGAGGTGGCGGTGCAAGATATGTGCCGCGCCTTTAATGAATACGGCGAGTTAGCCTTAACCTATGGCAAGCCCTATAAAGATAAAAGCCTTAACCAGCTTGGTTATGTGCTCGGGGGGCTTATATCAGCGATTATAGAATTTTATAAACAGCGTGGCGAAGTTTGGGAAGTGGACGCCGTAAAAGAGAATTTATATAGCGGTGCAAGCTATCTTGATGAAAGGTTACGCAAGACAATAACACGCTTTAACGGCGAATCATACACCGTGCCGAAAAGATTATCCGAAATGGATAGAGAAACGGCAAGCTTATTTATTGACCGTGTACTTTATCTGATTGACAATGCGAAATGCTTTGAGGGGCTGTATCTACACCCTAGCTTAAGATATACGTGGGTGCGCCATATCACGCCAGAGGATTTGCAACAGCTCCGCTTTGTGGAATTACCGGCAAAAGATAAAGAGTATATAGCCTTTGAACATAAAGAGCCGTGCTTGTGGTGCGGTAGAAGTGATAACATACAAGTACACCACCTTAAAGAATTAGGCTATTCGAGCGAGGCGCTTAAAGCCCCTGACGGCTTAACTATTCCATTATGCGCCAGTTGCCATACCCGATACCATACGGCAGGCAAGGCAGAATTCGAAAAGGCTATGGCTTGGATAACAAACTATATTAGTATGGTTGACTTCTGTAAAATAAGGTATCAGAAATGGAAATTAAAAAAATAATCAAAAAATATAAAATAATTGTTGACATTTATTTTTTTTATGTTATATTAAAATTAACAAAACGAAAAATTGAAAGGAAAAAACAATGTCAAAAGAAATTTTATTTGAAGCAACAGTAAATGGTGAAACAATCGATTTAGGCGTTACTTGCAAGAACGATATTATGATTGAGGCAAGCGATGATGGGTATATTGGTCGTTCTACTATTGAATACGCAGCACACGCAAATGGCTTTAACTGTTGTTTTAGTACCAGTTCTAAAAGAGCGTTTGCTGAATCTTGCCACTTCAACAACATTTTAATAACCAAAAAAGAATATGATGAAGAAGATGACAGCTGGGAAGTTGTTGCAGAGTTCTATTTGTCAGAGTTGCGTAAAAGTCCGGCAAAATTAAAAAGATTTTTAGAGGAGGAATGAGAAATGACAGTCCAAGAATTGATAAAAAGACTGAATAAAGCTAAACAAACTGCTGAAGTTACAATTCTTGATGATTATGACCACGAAAAAGACATAATTCGTGTCGAAGTTTATAAAGATATTGTAATAATCGTAGAAAATCAGCGGTAGATTGAAACTAAAGGAATAAAGATAATGATTGACGCAAAAGAGATGATACGCTTTGAACAAGCCTTTAATTGTAAGGGCTTATTTGAAGAAAAGCACGCACTAGGAATAGCATTGATTTTAACAAGAATATTTGTGTATGCTATGACTTGCGAGGGGTATAAATACAGCGTTATAGCTAGGTCAATTAACAAGAGCAGACCGATGATTTACTCTTATTTGGCAAACACGACCGATATTGAAAAAAGCCTCGCTTTGGAGTTTATAGGTAATGACGACTACAAATACAACGGCTTTTTGGGGAATTATTAAAATGTTTAGAATTGATGAGATAGCTAAACAGCATAAAGACTTGTTCCCTTTGGCGGACGCATCGGGACAGATTAACAAGTTGCAAGAAGAATTAACCGAATATATGGTTGCCGGCAATGACGAACAGAAAAAGAAAGAGTTAGCTGATTGCTTGATTGTTTGCGCCGGTATATATCGGTTCAGTAAACAAGTAGGGATTACTCAAATGTTGAACATTTACGGAATAATTCAGAAAAATAAGTTTTCAAAAGAAGAGGTTGAGGATAAAGCCACGGCAAAATGGCTCATTAACTTAAACCGAAAATGGGAATTTAAGGACGGAAGTTATCATCATATCGGAATTGATGGGGCGGAATAATGAAGTACGGGATAACGTATCAGGGCTCTAAGAATGCTATTTCTGAAAAGATTATTGAAGTCTTACCAAGTGGTCGGCGGTTTGTTGACTTATTTGGCGGAGGTGGTGCAATCAGTCATTGTGCGGTATTATCGGGCAAGTGGCAAAAGGTTCTCTATAATGAATACAATCCTTTGTTAGTTGATTTGATGAAAAAGGCGATAAACGGCGATTTTCGGAATGAAAAAAGATGGATTAGCCGCGAAGATTTCTCCAAACTCAAAGAACAAGACGGCTATATTAAGTATTGCTGGAGCTTTAGTTGTGCTGGGAATAATTATTTATACTCCAAAGAGATTGAGCCATGGAAAAAGGCGTTGCACTATGCAAGAGTTTTGGGTGATACAAGCCTGTTTGCTGAATTTGGAATAAAAACAGACGGGAGTCGGGGGGATATTCAAAAAAATAAAGAAGAATATAAAAGGAAGTGCCTGGAAAGACTGCAAAGCCTGGAAAGACTGGAAAGACTGCAAAGCCTGGAAAGACTGGAAAGACTGCAAAGCCTGGAAAGACTGGAAAGACTGCAAAGCCTGGAAAGACTGGAAAGACTGGAAGTTAAACAAGGTTCTTATCTTGACTATGTTTATGAAGACGGTGATATTGTTTATTGCGACCCACCTTATGAGGGTACGAAGAATTATGATAAAAAAGACTTTAATCACGCTGAATTCTATGACTGGGTAGCAAGCCGACCTTATAAAGTTTACTTTTCAAGCTATGAAATCAGCGATAAACGATTCTATAAAGTTTGGAGTGAAAAAAAGCGCAAGCTGATGTGTGGGGCGTGTAGCGATAAAATAACTGAATATTTATACTGCAATCAGCTAGAAAGATTGACATTGTTTGATTTGATTTAATATCTTGACGGAGCGGCAAAACTTTAGTCGTTGACTGCACTTGTACAAATCACGTTTTATTTAACTATGCCGCTCCACCTTAAAAAATAACATTTTTTATAAAATAATTGTTGACATTTATTTTTTTTATGTTATATTAAAATTAACAAAAACGAAATGAAAGGAAAAAACAAAATGAAAAAATGGATTGATGAAATCGCTGCTGATTTTGTAAATGATTTAATTAAAAAATCTAAACAGCCGACAGCTATGTTAAAAGCTCAAGAAGTACACGATTATATCGGTAGTAAAACTTCAGAAGAATTAGCTATTTAAATGAACATTAACGCTAAAGACTGGAATTTGGATAGAGCTTGGAGATATGCAGAACAAGCTGCTTATTCTATGGTTTGTCGTGCTTTTCAAAAGGAGTTAGGGTTATGATAACGTTCAAAGAAAAAGTACAATCAGACCTTGAGGTTTACAAGAGAGTTCTTGAAAAATTAAAGTCATATGATTGTGATGAGAAGTCTATCGCTATTGTTAGCGGAATGATTGATGGTTGCGAAAATGTTTTAGAGGGATTAAAAAATGTTAAATAATTTTGTTGCTTGCTTGACTTTAATTGCTGGTTTATTATTTGCCGTAGCTTTGGAATACGGCTTTGATAAAGAGGAAACTCGGCAGGTTTATTTGCAGTATGTAGAAAATCAGGACTATGAAAAGACAATTACCGGTTGCAAGTTTCAATCAAACTGCGACTACTACAATAATCTGCTTTGGACAGCGGTTGAATAGGAGTAAAGATGATGAATAATGAGCAAAAAGAACAGATGATTAAAACTAACGCAAATCGAGAAGCGTTTGGCGGGTTATTGGCTGCAGAATCTTTTTTTGAACTTTTTATAATTCCAGCTTATCATTTTTATAAGGAGATAGGAAGATGAAAATTAGAAAATGCTGTCAAAATTGTAAACATTATGCGTGCTGTGATGAAGAAGATGGCGACTATGTTTGTGAATTGTCGTTTGACGGTAAAACACCCAGAGATGAGCTTGGTGATTATTGGGAGAGTTATGATAAAACTGACTGTAAACACTTCGAAATGAATTTAGATAAGTTAGCAGAAGTTTATGTTATTGATGAGGAGTTAAAACAAGATGACCGATAGATTAAGATTTAGAGCCGGATTCAAAATCTACTATTATGACAAAGACGGCAACGATAAGTATTTATTAATAAATGTCGATGATTGCTTTGCTATTGAAAACGGTGGCGAAACGATTGTAGTTCATGCAGATATTATCGGGGAATTGTTAAGCGATTTAGGTATTTTAGCGCAAGGCTTAGAATATATGCGAGCTAATTTTTGCTATGATAATGATTACTGGCTGATTGATAAGCTTGAATATATCGACCAATGCGTCGGCTTTAAAGACCAGAACGGCACCTTTATTTACGAAGGCGATTTGGTTAAAGATAAAGACGGATATATAGCTTATGTTGCTTGGTTTAATGGTGCTTGGTGGTTGAAGTCAGAACCCAGTCAAGCAATGGATAGAGAAAATGAGGAAACTTATGCAGAGCTTGAAATTTGCGGCAATATACACGAAACAAGGAGTTAAACGAATGACTGATTTAACACAAGATTGGAAAGACGGCAAACTGAAAGAGGGACTTTATTATGTTCAATTTCCATACGGAGATGTCCTGAAGTGCAAACTTTTTATACACTTTCAAAAAAAATTGATGAGGAGTTATTAAAATGACAGAAAATATAGTTAAAGAAAGAGGTCTTTTTTTTATAGATGATTGAAGACAATGTGAAAGGTAAAGAGATGAAGATAAGAGTTTTGGAACTTTGCGCCGGTTATGGCAGTCAAGCACTGGCTTTGAAAAATTTGGGATTAGAAGTGTATTCAGAGATTGCCGAGTTTGACAAATACGCCAGTCAAGCCTATATGCAACTGCATGGCGAAACAAAGAACTACGGCGATATCTATACCATTGACGAAACAAAACTACCATATTTTGATATGATAACCTATTCCACGCCTTGTCAAGACTTTTCCTTAGCTGGGAAACAGGCTGGAGGCGATAAAGGAAGCGGAACACGTTCAAGCCTTTTGTGGGAGTGCGAGCGTATTATCCGAGCAGTTAAGCCAAAATATCTTTTAATGGAGAATGTTAAAAACCTTTTAAGCGAAAAGCACCGCCATAATTTTAACGAATGGTCTAAGGTGCTTGAGAGTATGGGATATACAAACTATTACAAAGTGTTGAACGCAAAGGATTACGGAGTTCCACAAAATAGGGAACGTGTTTTTGTTGTTTCAATTCTTGGCGGTGGACAATATCTTTTCCCGAATAAGATTAAACTCGAAAAAAAATTAAAGGATATTTTAGAGCCTGTTGTTGATGAAAAATATTATTTATCTGACAGATTTGTTAATCAACTGTTAAAACGAAAAGATAGTTTAGGATACAAACCCTGTATAAATGGAGAGGTAGCTGTAACATTAACAACAAAACCCGGACAAAGAAACTCTGATAATTACATACAGGAACCTTTTGTTGTCGCAAGTCGTGGACGAAACATCGAAAATCCAAGCGATAGGACAGCAGGAAAACCAACAGAACAAAGGCTTGAGATAAATAAAACAGGTTGCTCAAACACTCTGACAAGCGTTCAAAAAGACAATTACGTTGTTCAGCAAATAGGAAATATTATTGAAACAAATTCTTTCGGTGGAAATCCGCAAAGATGGCGAATTTATTCGCCATCTGGATGTTCTCCGGCTTTGAACACTTGTCAAGGTGGCGGTTTAGAACCGAAGATTTTATGTGATGGAATTGGTAATAATCCGAATAAAATAGAATTCAATGGTTTTCATAGCATATCTCCGGCACTTATGGCGTCTGATAGCAAAAATGTGAAGATATATTCAAACGGTTATCGTATCCGCAAACTAACACCTCGTGAGTGTTGGAGATTGATGGGTGTTAAAGATGAACAATTTGACAAGCTACACGACCTGTCAAACACACAGCTCTATAAGCTCGCAGGCAATAGCATTGTTGTGAATGTTTTAGAAGCTATATTTAAGAATTTACTAATGCCAGAGCAAACAGATACAACGGGACAATTAACATTAATATAGGAGTTTAAAATGATTAAAATTACTGGCAACAATAAGCTATTATGCGTCTGCAAAACGATTAAAAATGCGTTTGAGTTTTTGGACGTGGTAAAGCCTAAAGAAAAAGTTATCGTTTTAACAATGGATAAGAACAATGAAAGATGATGACGCCTATTATGATTCGTTGTTTGTATATGACCGAGTAGTTGAAGAGGCTATTCAAAAATACGGCTTTTTATCAAAATTCGCCGATGAAGTCGGATTGTGTCGGAGTACGTTTTATAACAAGATTTCATTAAGAACAGACAACCTATTAAAATGTGCTAAAGTATTAAATATATCGGTAAATTATCTTTTAACCGGAAAGAAAAAAGATGTTTACAAGCCAACAGAACCACGTTATACTATGGTGAGAACACAGAAGTTGCCTAAAAACACTGACAACTGCTTGCGTGTTGAAAAATGCCAACTTAGCAAAGGCACTAAAAAGCATCTCACGGTTAGAAGTGTTTTAAGGTTTGCTAAGGCTTTTAAGTGTGAGCCTGTTGATATAATTAAATAGAAAGGGGAAAAACAATGTTTGATAGAGAAAAATATGATTATCCTGCAGTTCCACAATATGACAAATACGGCTTTCATATTCATGCAAAAGAATTTTGTAATATGTTTTGGCTTTTAGCCGATGAAGTAGAACAAATAAGCAAAGATAAGGCTTCTTTTTTAGAAAAATTGCTGATGATTTAGATAGAGTAGGTGTTTATTCTTTTATTTTAGAAAATATAAGAAAGACCGGTGTTTATGTTTGGGACGAACACAAAATATTAGAAGTTACAACACCTCACGGTGTATTAGTATCAGGTGGATATGATAGAATAACGGTTGGTAATACAGCGGATGGAAAACATGCGATAATAACAGCTTATTTTGATAATGAAAGCAAAATATATCACGAAGTCGCAAATATTGAGGAAGTGCAATACACAGAACAGGTAACACGGCAAGAATTAAAAGTATCAGCAGGACTTTTAACTGAAATTAACAAGTTAGATTTGGAGTAAATCATGGACGAAGATAGTATTCTTGATACAAAATTTAATTTATGGTATACCAATGATGGTGGTATAACGACTATTTCTTCAAGCGGAAAAATTGTTGCGCGGGTTCCTACTTTTTATGAGTTTTTTCGTAAACAACATCAAAATATGGTCTTTGCTTCTATATTGAGTAAAATCAAAAAGAATAATTATAAAATAGATGATGAATTTAAACAAGATATTGACAACGCTTTGAAATTATTATAAAATACCAAGCAGAGGTGTTGAAATGAGGCAAGGTGGTCTATTTGACGATATACCCGAGTTAAGATTTTGCCAAGATATTTTTGTTAAAAGCAAAAAATTGGCAAAGTCAAGATTGTCTCGTCCAGTTGCCGGCGAAACTCAAGAAGACTATCAGCAAGACCTACAAGATGAGATACGACTTGAGTTCTGCGTACAGCTAAGACACCTTGCAGATAAAATTGAAACAAATACCCTTGCACGACAGAAAAAGGCTATAGACTGCTTGTACAATGGTATTATTTATACTAAAATCGGCAGAGAATAACGGAACAACAAAGGCTTAATTATGACAGCGGGAATAAGTAAAGAAAAACTTGCTGAAATAGGAGCAAAGACAAGGTTTAAAAGCGGTAAGAAAGCCGCAGAATTAGGAAGTGCCGGTGGCATTGCCTCGGGTATTGCTAAAAGAGAAAAGCGAACAATGCGAGAAATTGCCGAGATAATCTTGTCTAAAGACGTGATGACAAGTGACGGCGTTGTCACTGGAAAGTATGCTGTTCTTGCCGAAGTTATTAAAAAAGCCCTTAAAGGCGATTTACAAGCGGCAACATTCATTCGTGATACTATCGGAGAAAAGCCGACAGACAAACAAGAGATAACCGGTGCTGATGGCGAGCTTATAACTCCAGTCAACATAACAATAGTCCCGATAAGTGCCGATATAGACAAAAACAAGAATAAAGAAAAAACAAAAACTTAATAGAAACGGGTATCAAAAAATCCCGAGAAAATACTTTTTTACAGGATTATTAGATGGACAAAAAAATAAGCATACCGGAAAAGACATTTTTTTTGCTTCAAGATAAGAGCCGATACAAGGTGTTATATGGCGGACGGGGCAGTGGAAAAAGTGTTAACGTTGCGTTATGCCTTATTTTGATTGCAATAAAAAGAAAGGTTCGCATACTTTGCACCCGACAAATACAGGGTAGTATTAAAGACTCGGTTTATAAATTATTAAAGGATTTAATCAGTCAATACGGGTTTGATAGTTTTTTTGAAATAACACTTGATACCATTCGCGGGGTAAATGGTTCGGAATTTATTTTTAAAGGTTTAAAAAGTTCAGTTGCTGAAATAAAATCAATGCAAGGACTTGATTATTGTTGGGTTGAAGAAGCCGAATCTGTAACGGCTGAAAGCTGGGACGTTCTTATACCTACAATACGGGAGGAAGGTTCTGAAATATGGGTTACGTTTAATCCGAATATGAAAAGTGATGAAACATATCAGCGGTTTGTTATATCACCGCCGAAAGATTGTATAGCGGTTCAATTGAACTATTATGACAATCCTTTCTTCCCTGAAGTGTTACGCAATGAAATGGAGACGTGTAAAAAGCTTAATTTTCCACGATATGAGCATATATGGCTTGGGATTCCAAACGCTGAAGCTGGCAATCTTATTAAGATGGCTTATTTTAAGCGATATACAATTCCGCCGCAAGTTTTTAACGGTTTGTATATTGTTTGCGACACTGCTTTTAGTGAAAAAAAATCTGCCGACAACTCCGCTTTTATGCTGGTGGGCATATCAGGAAAAGATAAATATATCTTAGATGTGTATGCAAAAAAAGTCGGCTTCGTCGACTTGTGCCGAGATTTAAAAAGCTTTTATCTTAAAGCGCAAGCGACCTATGGCAAGAATAATGTGTTGTCGTCCGTCTATATTGAGAATAAGGCAAGCGGAATAAGTCTTACGCAACAATTGAGAAGTGAAGGGCTGCCGATTATGGAATTATATCCAACGGTTCATAATATCCAGCTTCAAAAAGATGTTGTTGCTGATAAGTATACAAGATTCTTAGAAATTGAGGCTGATTTATGTTCGGGGAATGTTTTTATTTCTGATTCGGCGGCGTGGTTGCCGGAATTTGAAAGAGAATGCGAGGCTTTTACCGGTGGAAAGCAAGATGAACATGATGATATTGTAGACTGCCTTTTGTATAGTTTAAAAGTTGCGCGGAAGTATGTAACTGAAGATTGGGAAGCGTTCGCTCGCGCTTTTTCGTGAAATTGACTTTTTTATTTGTTTCGAGTAGTCTAAAAAAAAAGGAGTTTTTTCAATGCTTAAAATTAAGATTTTCAATAAAGTTATAACCGTGGATAAAAAACACGGAAAATTTGTTATAAATGCCGAATTTAAAGAAAGTGAACACCCGAGAGATAAAGATGGAAAATTTACCGATGGTGTAGGCGGTTCTAGTGATAAAAAATCTAATGAATCAAAATTAGATATAGCAGGAATTAAAAAAAGATTAACAAAAGAACTCAGTTCTGAGGCTTTAAGTAAGCGTTTAAGTTCGGCTGGAAAAATCGGCAGTGGCTATCTTGAAAGCGGGGGCGAAAGTGTTAATGCCTCTATCGCAAGAAGTCAAGGTTTAGGAACAGCAAAAGATATAGTGCGAGAGCTTAAAAAGGAAGGTTATGATGTCGAAGAATCGAATTTAAAAGGTTTTATAGAGCCGTCAGAGTGGCATCATGTTGGCAAAAGTATGACTAAAACAGATTTTTACGATATAGAAGATATTGATGAAGATGCATTAAATGAAGTATCTGAATATAATAAAAAACAGCATAATTTTGATGAGTTAAAAAATAAGGCTTGGGCTAAATATAAAAGTTTGTCAGAGAAAGATTTGCTAGAAAGGTATAAAGAAGCAACTGGTGATTATTGGATTCCTGAAACTTTGAAGAAAAAAGAAAGACAAGAATGGATTAAAAGGTCAATTCTTTTTGATGATTTTAAGAAAAACGCAGCTTCTAAAATAAATAAAATGTCTGACGATGAATTATTCGAACTATCCTCAATACGGATTAAAGATTTTTTTGCAAAGAAAAGCCGAGAAGATAAAGAAGAAGAAGTGTTAAAAACAGCATTTTATTATAAGCCTGAATATTATAAAAAATTATTAACAGATTAAAATAAAACAAGAAAGGACTCTTTAATGTTTAACTGGATTAAAAGAAAAACAAAACAAGTAGCAGAAGTTTTTAATGTTTCTGCTTTTGAGGATTTGAAACAAAAGAAAGAGTTTAAGATTGATGAGCCGATGACGTTGGCGCGAGTGCGATTAGAGGGAAAAGCGAAAGATTTTGGCGCGGAAAAAGGGCTCAAGATTTACAACGAACACCGCGTTAAAATTAAAAACCAATGGATAAACCCACTACAATCGGTAAATAGCGGATATGGTAACGCACAATTAAGTGTGTATAATTATCAGCCGGTTAATTATTATGAGTGCTATGCGCTAGCTCAAGACCCATTGTTTAATAAGATTTTTAATATTTTATCCAATACGCCTTTTGCTAATGGTGGACAAGTGGCTGGTGATTTAACAGATAATGAAATTGACTTATTACAGACGGCTGATACAAGATATAACGTTACAAATACTTTGCGTAAAGCCGTAAGAAGTAGTTTTGTATCTGGTGGTTGCTTGGTATATATGGATTTTGGTGATTCGGTAAACCTTGAAGACCCGTTAGACCTTGCAAAAATCAATATGAAAAACTTTAAAGGATTCAGACAAATAGACCCACTTAATATTACTGCTGTAAATGTTAATACAACAGAGCCGGCTAAACCTGATTATATGAAGCCTAGTATGTGGTATGTTATCGGTTTGGGCAATGTTCACGCTAGCCATTTCTTAATTTTTGAGGAAAATATACCTGAACTTGTTATGCGTCCTATGTGTATGTATTTGGGTATGCCATTAACGACCTTAATTAAACAGGATATTGCTAACTCCAACTTAGTAAGTCAAGGTTTGGCAAACTTAGTGAATCGTTTTAGAAATCTTTATTTACAGACTGGGAGCGAGAATTTTACCGGTGCGGGTGCGTTGAATTTTAGACAAAGATTGGAAGCAATGTCTTTAGTGCAAGATAATTTTAGTATTTATCCTTTGAAAGATACCGAAACAATTCAACAGTTCACAACTTCTTTAGCGGGCATGGATGAAGTTTGCGAGTTCTTTTATCAAATTATTGCAAGTAAAACAGATATTACATTGTCAATTTTATTGGGTAAAGGGGCGCAAGGTTTATCCGGTACCCTTGAGGGTGAGCGCAAGAATTTTTACGATAGAATAAGGACGATACAATCAGAAATTAAACAGAACATTATTAAAATGTATGGCATTGTTTATGGTGCTATGACTGATGGTAAATTTAGATTGTTTAATGATTATATTTTCAATCCTTTAGAAGTTGCGGACGAAAAAGAAAAAGCTGAACAGCTAAGAAGTTATGTTGAAGTTGCCCGTTCATTCATTGAAATGGGAGTTAAACCGGAAGATGTTTTGAGTTGGTTAAAGCAATATAAAGACTTCCACTTGGATAATATGGATTTTGACGTAGAAACGGAATCTTTAGAAGATTATGAACAATTAGAACAAGGCAAAGATGATGGAATTAAGCCGGAAGAAAAAGAAGTGGGCTAATTTAAGAGCCAATTCGTTAATGGGTATTTTAGTTGGTAAAGGTATCACTAAAAACTCAAAGGCTGATATTTATTATCGTAACGCCGCCGACAAAGAAGCTAGAAAGTTTATACAGTCGCTTATTGATGAATTGAAACAGAGTTACCCGATTATTAAAACGGATAACTCCACGGCTAAAAAAACACGTTCAAAATCGGCTATTATTGATATATTGATGAAAGCTAAAAAGCGGAAGTTTCAAATATACCAACGTAATATGTATCGAATAATTGAAAAATGGCTTGCTTTGGCAAAGACTAATGCGAAAAAATCGGTTCGAGATTCCATTTTTGAACTTGCCGGAAAACAAATATCTATTGAGTATGACAAAGGCTATGATGAAGATTTGAAATTGATTTTACAGCGAAATGTTCAGTTAATAACAAATGTGGCAAGCCAAACAATAACAAATATTGAGAATATTGTTTATGATGGTATGACAAACGGCGAGGGTTGGCGTGGAATTATAAAAGGCTTAGAACACCAACCGGAAATCAGTGCAAGAAGAATTAAACTAATTGCAAGAGACCAAACGGCAAAGACTAATCAGGCTTTGAATATGCTAAGTCAAAAATCCGCCGGTATTAAGTTTTTTATGTGGAAAACCGCCGGGGACGAAAGAGTGTCAACAGGTAAAGGTGGGCATAAACAGCTTGACGGGAAAATTTATGCTTGGAACGAGCCGCAATACTATCCGATAATTGACGCATACGGGCATAGGGGAATTCCAAGCCAACGCCCTAACTGCCGTTGTGATGCCCGTCCAGTATGGATTTTACAAGGCTATGAGCCGATACACTTGCCTGATGGAAGTTATGAAATTATAAAAAGTAGGGGTTAATTTGCAAAACGTTAAAAAATGTTTTAATATAAAAGAAAAAAAGAGGTTTAATAATGTTTTATAAAATCGAAAACGCTTTGAGTGAAAGACACTTAGATGACAACGGCTATTTGTTTGTTGATAAGTCGCCGATACTTAAAAGCGGAATTTTAGAATATTATGGTAGTGAACTTTTAAGCGATGGCGAAAGTGAAGTTGACGGCGTAAAAGTTGACCCCGATAAAGTTTATAAAGTATTTATACCAGAAGAAGAATTAAATAAGTGCGCTAGTACATTTAAGTTAAAGCCTATTACTGACGACCATACTTGGCTTGGCGATGAAGGCGAAGATGCTAAGGATTATCAGGTAGGAAGTACCGGCGAAAATGTTTTTGTTGAAAACGGAATGTTATATGTTCCGCTTGAATTTACCGGCAAAGACATTGTTGAGAAAATTATGGCGCACGAAAAAGAGGAGCTTTCTAGTTCTTATTATAACCGATTTGAAAAATCAAACAATCCGGATTATGATTTTGTTGCTAGGGATATTAAAGGCAATCATCTTGCCTTGGTGGATAGAGGGCGTTGCGGCTCGTCTGTCCGTGTTTTAAACTCAATAAAGGAGACAAAAATGGGTAAAATTTGCAATGAAGCCATTTTAGAACTGGACGGAAAGAGAATTAACCTTGACCAGTTTTTTGCCGAAGAGGAAAAAGAAACTGATGAAGGTGCTGACGTTCACGAAGAATCAATTACAGAAAATGAGTCTGTTGACAAAAGAGCTTTGATTGATGAAATTGGCGGCATTCTAAAAGATAAAGTTGATGACGAGATTATTCGTACAGTTATGGAGAAGGCTGGAAAATTGGCTTACAATGATTCGGAAACTTCCGCAGACAATAAATGTATGAATGAAGATAAAGATGAAGACGGCGAAGACAAGAAAGACGAAGAAGAAGTTAAAACAGATGCTAAGTCTATGAATGCTATGGCTGTTAAAGTTGCCAATGCTATTAAAGCTGAAAATGCTAAAACTGAAAAAGAAAAAGTTAAAGCATATAATGCCGCTTGTGGTGTTATTGGTGATTTTAATCCGTTTGGTATGACCGCTAAAGATATGTACGTTAAAGCGTTAAATCATCTTGGCGTTGAATTGAACGGCAAAGAATCGTCTGCTGAATTAAGCGCAATGCTAAAGGCTTGTTCTTCAATCAGTAGCAAAGTTGACAATGGTTTCAGTTATGATTATTCTGAAACTAAAGAAGAAAAGAATTTTAATATTTAACAAGGAGTAAACAATGGGTTTTCAATCTCAAGTATATACTCAACAGGCTTTAGGTAAACCGGGAACAATCTCAAGATTAAATCCGGTGACAAAATTACCGATGATTGCCGAGGGTGATGCAGTTCGTGCCGGCGGTTTTTGCTTTGCCGGTACTAATAAAGAAGTTCAGGTAAAAGGTTCTGACGCCGCCGCAACGGAAGTTGCCGGTTTGGTCGTATTTGACCGCTATCAGGCTCCAATTGCCGAATTAAATGGAACTTTGGTTAACGAGGGCGCAGAGGTTGCAGTTGTCTTGCGTGGTTTTTGCTATGTAATTTCTACGACTGAAGCAACAAAGGGACAGAAAGTATTGGTTGATAAGAACACCGGTGCAATTTCAACAAGTTCAGAAGATGCCGCTGGTGATAATATTGATACTGGCTGGGTTGTTGTAACAGGTGGCAGGGCTAATCAAACTTGCGAAATTTGCAGAATCTAGTGAGGTATAAAATGGTTAGAATTAAAGTAAATAACGAAAAATCAATTGCACATAGCGACAACAAAGAACTTTTTGCCCGTGTGCAGAATAAAGGTATTATCGGTTTTGATAAAGTAAGCAATGCCGCTCCGGCAAACTTTATTACACAGCCGAATATTAACGCTCCATTCGGTGCTTTGGCGTATATCCGCCCGCAAGCTGTTGAAGTTTTGACAGCCCCGATGGTTGCCGATAAATTGGCGGCTCCGGCTAAAAATGGTGTTTGGGGTGATGAACTGGTGCAGATTAAAATCAAAGAATATATGGGCAAAACTTCTCCGGATGATGGTTTGTCTTCTGATGGTTTTCAATCTACTACAAACTATTCAACTGAAACACGCGGAGCTTATTACTATAAATCAGGTTGGTCGTCTAATGACCGCGCAGAAGCTACTGCCGGCTCTTTTGCGGAAAATTACCGTGCAGACCAAGCAGAAGCCGCAATGCGTTCTTTGGCTATTGACCGTAATAACTTCTTTTTCTCAGGTGTTGAGTATAAAGGTTTGCAGGCTAAAGTTAATGGTTTGTTAAATGAACCGTCTTTGGGCGCTTATACAGCTGTTGCCGCTGAGGGCGCAAATCAGGCTTGGGCGCAAAAATCGCCGGAAGCTATCGCTAACGATATTACTACGGCTTATGCTAAATTGAACACACAATCTAACGGAATTGTTGCAGATGGTATTAAGTCTGGTAGAGGTAAATTGGTGTTAGCTGTTGCGGCAGATTCAGAGCCACAGTTAAATAGAGCGAATACCTATGGTAAAACAGCGCAGGCAATTCTTGCTGAAACATACAAAGATAAATTGGAAGTTGTGGCTGTTCCGCAATTTTCAAAAGCAAATGCCAGTTCAGATGTGTTTTATTTGATGTATCGTGAAGATGACTTTGAAACATTGCTTAACTCTTATGTTGAAATGGCGAGAGTATACCCGCTGTTCACTAAAGATAGCACTGTTTCACAAAAAATTAGTGCGGCTACTTCTGGCTGTGTCGTACAATATCCTATGTTTGTTGTACGCTATACTGGAATTAGTGCCTAGTCGGCTCAGGCGGGGTTTGCGCTCCGCCCTAACTTAAAAACTTACTAAGAGGGTGTTATGGTTGCAATAGTTCTAAAATCAACTTGTGATATAGCTTTTCCTATTAAGGGGAAAGAAATCGTTATAAAAGCCGGTGGAGTTATCAATTCGGTAACAGATGAAGAATATGCCGAAATTATGAAAAGTTACGGCTCATTCATTGAAAATCGGCGTTTAAGTGAAAAAAATCCGAGTGGTTATTTCATTATTCAAGGCGACAAGAAACGTGCTAAGGATATGAATAAGGAAGTCGGAAAAATTAAAGATAAATCAGCGCATAAAGTGGTTGAAAAATAAGAGGGTGTTATGGTTGCAATAACTGTTGATTTTGATAAATTTATAAGTTACTTCCCTTATTTTAAGGGTAAAGTTGACGCTGACGGCGTGCAATCGGCTTATGAAGGTGCTAAATCGGTTATTGCTGTAAATGTAGGCGAGATTGTTTTGCCTTTGGAAAATCAAACACGGGGTGTTTATTTAGCCACCGCCCATCAGGCTTATTTGATGCTAAACCCGAACCTTGTAAGTCAAGGTAAAGTGTCAAATGCTAGTGAGGGTTCTGTAAGTGCCGGATTTGTACAGCCGACATATAAAAGCTGGTTAGATTACTGGCTTTCCCTCACACCGTACGGGATTGAATTGTTGGCGATACTTTCGCAAGTTCAGCCACCTATGCCACGGCGTCCATTAAGCATAAATCCTTATTATGGAGCATTGTTTAATGTTTAAGGTTGATTTTGATTTAAGCGGCGTAAAAAAGCTAAAAGACGGACTTATTAAAGAGTTAAAGTCTGTTAAAGGTGCGCGCGCCGGTTATTTCAAAAATCAAAAATATCCTGATGGAACGCCAATATCCGCGGTTGCCTTGCGTAATGAATATGGCGATATTGTACAAGTTACGCCGGAGTTAAGGAAAAAATTTAAAAGTGTTGGTATGCCGTTAAAAAAAGGTGTTACCACCTTGAGGATTCCGCCGCGCCCTTTTTTGCGTAAAGCGTTAGGAAGACAAGAGGAATGGGCTAAGTATGTTAAGGAAAACTTTGACGCTAATTTAGACGGAACTATTTCAATGCAAGAGGTAGCCCACAATGTTGCTTTAATGATTGAAGCCGCCATTAAAGATGCCATTGATTCAAATATTCCACCTGCTAATAGTCCGCGGACAATAGCGTTAAAGAAAAGTTCTCATACTTTGATTGATACAGGTACTCTAAGAAACTCGGTACATAATGAAGTCATAACTAATAAGACCGATAATAGCGCGGAGGTTGCCTAATGTTGGGGTTGAATTTACACGAAATTGCCGGAAATGCTTTAACAATGGTTAATCCGTGGAAAGATATGACTTTTGAAAAATCCGAAACAAAATGGGTTGAGGGTTCGAGAAAGCCGGAAGTTGTAAAATCAACTGTTACTGTTCAAGGAAAATTACAGCCGGCTAGTTTACAACAATTGGCTGAAATGGGTTTTGCGCTTAACGAATATCAATATTTCAGAGTTTTTTTAAGCTTGGACGCTACACAACTTGACCGAATTAGACAATTAGGAAGTGACCGCTTTATTTGTGAGGGCAATCAATACCGAATTGTTGCTAAAGAAGACTGGTTAGATAATAATGGTTGGCGGGAAGCATATTGTTATTTGGAGAAAGTAAATGTCGGAGAATGATTTATATGATATATTGCAGTCATTGCTACCGGCAGGAGTACAATTTGTTGACCCTTATTTAGATGATGTTCCAGTTCCTAAAGGGGATTATTGTCAATTTTGCTTGTTATCTCGTAAAAATATTGCTTGGAATCAAGAAAGACAAGTTGCAGTAGATGACGACAAAGGGACGGTAACAGCCGAATACGATATACAGCGAATTTACTCAATACAGATTGATTTTTACGGCGATAAAGCTTGCGAAAATGCCGGTTTATTTAATCAAACGTTAATGCAGAATTTGCAAGATGAAGAAAATGATAAAGTATCGTTAAAATATATCGGCGATGTAGAAAATCGGGTATTTTTAGCCGAAAACAAACAATATCAAAAACGCTATGGATTTGACATTGACTTGTTTATTGTGGATACTATAAGCAAAGAATATCCTTATATTAAAAGAGTTCAAACAAACATTAAAAGGAGTTAAAATAATGAGTTTACCTTGGAGTGCTATTGTACCGGCAAGCGGAGTTGTAGAAAGTCCGGCTTTTGCTACCGAAAAAAAGCATATGATTTTGGCTGTAAACAATGATTTGATTCCGTCTAGTTTGCCTTATATTGAAGTAAAAGGCTCTGACGGCGTTGTTGCTTATGGCAAGGAATATGGACAGAGCGGATTTGATTATATCAGCTTGAATAAATATTTTTCATTTTTGAGTAAAGACGGCAATTCGCCGGTTAAAGCTATTGTTGCTCGTTGGTTTAAAGATGAAACCGCCGCTTTTATTAAAGGTGTAAAACCGACTGAATCAGCAACCGCAATTATTGCTAAGGGTAAAGTTGGTTTTAATGTTGCTGTTGATGGAGTTGCAAAAGATGTTGTCTTTGATTTATCGACCATTGAAGACGATACGCCGAGTTATAGTGATATTGCAGAAGTCATTGATGTGGAAGTTAAATCTGCAATCGGTGCAAATGCAAGTTTTGTATATAGTTCTGTAACCGGTGGATTTATTTTAACAGGAAGCACAAAGGGTAAAACAGCCACATTGTCGCAAGCAAGCAATCCGGTAGCAAGTGATTATGCTGATGGCTCTGTTCTTTTGGGTTTAAGTTCTGCCGTTGTATCAAATGGTGTAAACGCTGAGACATTCGCTGAATTTTGCGACCGTATCTATAACGCAAATAGCGGGGGCTTTGCTATCACTCCTTGCTATGGTGTTGTTGTTACAGATGAAGATAAGCACGCGGCTATTGAGTGGTTACAGACTGTAAATGATGGACAAACTTATAATACCGCCGCTAAGTTAATCTTTACTTTTAACGATTTGCAGACTTTGCAAGCGTTCCAAAAAGAACAAGGCGATATGACTGGTTATGTTTGTGTTTATTCTGAACATGCTCCAACTTATGTCAATATCTTAGATGCGGCAATTGGTGCAAGTGTTGACTTCACGATTGAAAATGGTTCTATTAACTTTAACTTTCAACCGGCAGACGCTTATGCTGATGATGTTGTGACAAATAACGGTACAGTCATTGATTACCAGGCTGGACAAACAAATTCAGCAATGGTTAATGCTTTGAATGATTCTAAGGCTAGCTTTGTTTATGAATTGGGTTTTGGTTCTCAAAAGAAAACTTTATACGGTTTTGGTTATATGAATGGTAATTTTGGAACAGAAGATGTCCAGTTAAATGAATCCGCTCTTGAACAAAACATTCAAGCTACTGTTGTTAATGCGCTTGTGTCTTTGAATAAAGTTAAATTGCGCGGTGCTGATGCTAAACAATTTGTTTCTACATTGTTAAGCACTCCGTTAAATTTGTTTAAGACAAACGGCGTAATTGCTGATGGTGGAGATTTAACGGATTTAGAACGTGTTTCAATTACTCAAGCTACTGGTAACAGTGCGGCGGCTGATTCTGTTGCTACAAACGGATATTATATCCTTGTTCGTGATATTACAGAAGAAGATATTGCAAAACGACAAGTTAGAGTTTTGATTGTTTACTTAGCTGCAGGCGTTGTAAATAGAGTTCGTGTAATTAGTAAAATTTATGGAGCTTAAAGATGATAAACATTAGTACAAGACAAACAGGCTTTACACAGGTCAAGTATTCAATAACCGCACTTCCGTTGATTTCATTCTTGAAGTTGGACGGGTTCGCAAGCGACGGTATTCAATGGGACGATGTAGAGCCGGCAAGCGTGGATGTTGGAGCCGATGGTTTGCCAAGTGTAAACATGAAGCCGGTTGTTTATACTGGAACATTTACATTAAAACCAAACTCAAATTGTCGGAATATGCTTGACACTATTGTTCAAGTTGCAACTCCGGCTTGGAATAAAGATTTGGTTGATTATGAATTGACCTTGACCGAAATCAACCGCACAACTGGGACAATGACCGTTTATAGCGGCGGCGTTCTGACAACTGTTAATTCCGGCAACAGTGCGAACTTGAATGACGGACAAGGCAATAAAACTTATAAAGTTGCGTTTACAAGACGTGATATTATGGCAGCTTAAGGGGGCTAAAAAATGGAAAACACTAAAAAAATCTGCATTAACGATATGGGAAACAAACTTTACTTTAAGCTACATTTATTTGATGTAGAGAGGGGTTTGGACTTAGCTGATAAATTAGCGGGCAATTTAATTGCTAAAAACATTAAAATCCGCGAATTATTAGGCGAATTGTTACCACTCGTTGATATGTTGGACGCAAAAGGCGATAAAGTCGTAAAAGAGGGTTTAAGTGTGTCTGACTGTAATTCCATTTTTCAAAATCCTTTGGCTGTAATTGAGTTGGGCGCGGAGGTTTTGAAGTTTCAGCAGGTTTTTATTCAAAACTCTGCGCTCTTCCAGCCGTTGATGAAAACTCTCGGCAATATTTGGAATACAAAGACTTCGGAGTTAGCAACGGCATAGGCAATATTTTAGAAGATAAAGTAAGCCTAAAAGACCTTAAAACAATGGATTTGGCGGATTATTATATAATGCAAGTTGTTTTAATTGTCCGCCGCCAAAATGAATTTGTAACGTATAATCTAAACAAGGCGAAAAAATGAGTAATAACGCAGTCATAAACTTTTTATTCAATAGCGAAAACGCCGTCCGCCAGATTGATACGTTTACAAGCAAATTCAATCAAACAATGGACGCATTAAGCAACAGTGCAGTTGGTAAATTCGGAAGAGTTGCCGCCGCTGTTGGTTCTGCTTTTTCCATTAAGGGTTATATGGATAAGGTTAAGGAAGTACGAGATATTAACGATATATTCCGTGATTTGCCTTTAGAACAAATAAGCGACTTTATAAATAAAATTAAGTTACTCGGTGGCACAGAAGAAGAAGCGACAGGCTTTCTTAAAAATATGCAATCAGCCTTAGCGCAATTTAACGCTGGAAAAGGTGGAGTTTTAGCAAATGTAATGAACAATCTCGGTTTAGGTGTTGGAGATATAAAAGACGCGCCTGAATTGATTGAGCGATTACAAAAGGCTTTAAGTTCCGGTAAATTAACAGAAAAAGGCTTCCAGGTTATTATGTCTGATTTAGGATTGAGTAATGTTGCAAGCCTGAATAGATATATGCGTCTAACAAGTGATGAGATGGACGTATTGAAGAATAAATCCCAAAGAATGGGAATTGTTACGCAAGAAGACGTTAATCTTGTTAATGATTATCAGCAATCTTTGGCTTTGTTAAATGGTGTGTTTGAGCGGCTAGGACAAACTTTAATGCGAATAGGACTTAAACCTATCATTGACGGCATCACAAAAGGCATGGAGTGGTTTATAAATCAAAATGAAAGTACACAACAAGCCATTTTAGGAATAACCGCCGCTTTTCTGTTTTTACCGAAAGTTTTAGGGTTTGTTGCCGGTGCGTTTAGTGGAGTTGCAAAAGGTGTTGTCGGTGTTATATCAGCTTTTAATTCTTTGGTTGGTTTGTTGTTTAGTCCTATCGGTTTACTGGTTATCTTAGGCGTTTTAATTGCAGGTATTGCAACAAACTTCGGCGGAATGCACGATGCTTTAGACGAGGCAATAGATGATTTCAATAGATGGCTTGACACTTTAGGCAATGGCAACCCTATTATTGAGGGACTGAAACAATCCTTAATTGACCTTGTTGACGTTATTAGCCACCCGATAAAGGCGCTTAGCCAGTTAATGGAAGTTTACGATGCTTTGGAAAAATCAGACCCATCAGACACTTTTATAGGAAAACTTAAAAACCTACATTCGGCTTATATGATAACCGATTTTAGTAAAAATCGTGGAGATAATCCGCAAGCAAAAAATAGGGACGATGTAACACGAGCTGTAAGTTCTAAAATAAATCCAATGGTTACAGCGATGATTCCGCCGACAAAAACTGAATCCAAAGTTGAAAATAAAAACGTATCGTTTAATATTAACTCTATGAACATAACCGCCGACAATGCAGATGAATTTATAAATTCATTAAAAACAAAATTTGGGGCCAATGCCAATGATTTTAATTCTTTTCAATTTTCATCAATCGGCAACAATACTGTAAAGGGTAAATAATATGCGCTTAAGTAGTATAGGAAATCCGTCAAAAGTTATATATAGTTCGTTATATGTTATTAGTGATAGCGAATCAGGCGAAATCGTTATGACCTTTGATTCCATTGATGAAGTTAGCTTTAAAGCTTCAAGCAATGTTACAAGCTATCCAACTGAAAAAGGTATAAGCGTTGTTGATTATAAGTATGACAATCCTGATACCTTAGACGTTATCGGCATAATTAGCCGTGCTTCTTTTATTGGTAACAGATACGGACAAGATGTATCAGCTAAGGCTGAAACAGTTGAAAAAACAAGAACAGAGTTAGAGCATTATAAAAGCGGTATTTATGAACTGGATATCCAGACAAAGGCGGCATTAAGACAAGGTTACACTCTTGCAAGTTACGAAATACCCGAAAATATAGACAATTACAGTCAATTTGAAGTTACAATGCGTTTTGTGCAAGTTAAAAGTTTAAGCAGTTATAATCCAGTGTCTGATAGTGATTCTGATACAGTAAGCCTAGGTGAAGTACAAGTAAAGGAGCAACAATGAAATATGAAATTAGCTTAGTTAAAACGGCGAATCAATCTTTAAGTTGCACTTTAACAAATGGCAATACTTCTTATAGTGTTGATATTAAATTAAGGACTTTATTTAGTGGTGCATTATGCGCCGATGTTTCGGTAAATGGAAACATTGAACGGTTATCTGTTTTATGCCATAATCTAAGCCCGCTATTAGCCACAAATATTTTAGGCGGTAATATATACTTTGAGGATATATTCGGCAATGACGACCCGAATTTTGAGGATTTTAATGATAGATTTAAGTTAATTTATGATACGGAGTATAAAGTTGACTAAATGGAGCATTCCACAGCGTTATTTAAAATTGAGCTTGTATTCGGGCGGAGAAGAATCTCAAACAGAAGACAGGCTACTTAATAATGTTTACATGGATGCAAATATCAGCTTTAACACTAACGCAAGCGCAAACGGAATGAGCCCGGAAGCAAACGTAACAATTACCGGATTGACTACTGATAAAATGGGGTATTTGGCTACTTCCTTTAATGCGTGGTTTAAGAATAGACAATTTAATTCCCTTAAAATTGATGCCGGTTATGATAACAAACACGGACTTATTTATTCCGGCACGATTATTAACGCAAGCACAAATTTAAACAGTCCAGATTTTAGTATTGATTTGAAATGTTTAAGTAATTACAATTTGCTTGCAAAAAACGATATATCAATGAGTTATGACGGCGAAAAAACGCTTGAGGAAATTTGTAAGGACTTAGCAAATAAGCAAGGTTTGGCTCTTAAATTTAATTCTAAACAAGATATTAAGCTGACTGACTATAATATTCAAAATATTAGCTTTTATAATGCTATAAGAGAACTGGGACGGCAGACAGGAACAAATATTTGGCTAACGGATAAGACGCTTTATGTTAAGGATTTTAGCGAAGTAATCGGCGGAAATTATACGATTGATACTTCAAAAATTATCGGTGCGCCTATTCCTGACGCGACTGGTTGCAGTGTTGCAATTCGTATGGATACGGCAATAATTGGCGGTATGCCTATAACTTTGAAGTCCGAAAGATTTAAGGCGTTAAATGGTAGTGATTACTTTGTTGGTAATTTTTACCATACCGGAGAAACAAAGGGTAATAAATGGCAAACAGTTGTGAAATTGATACGGAGAACTATTTATGCAGAATAAACTACCGGAAACACCGATAAGCGCCACTTTGGATAATTTTTCAGCAATACAGCATATTTTAAGCAGTTTTGCGGCAAATAATATTGACACGGTTATACCGGTAATTGTAACAAAAGTAAACGGTGGAAAAGTCAATGTAAAGCCGTTAATTGCCTTGCGAAATGTTACCGGCGAAACAATAGAGATAACTAACAATAACACTTATTACAATGTTCCAGTTTTGCAGATGATAGGCAAAAATTTTAGCTTTACTATTGAGCCAAGCGTTGACGATAAAGGATTGTTATTGGCTTGTAAATATGATTTAACAAAATACAAAGAAGACCATAAAGAAACAGTTACAACAAACAATAAACAGTTTAGTTTTTCAAGCGGTTTTTATTTGCCGTTAGATTTTGGAAATGAAATAAAAGGGGTTAATTTATCTTTTAAAGACACCTCTTTGACAATTAAAGATGATTCAGTTAAAATAAAAGCAAGTAAAGTAGAACTTGAGGCGGACACGGTTAATATTGCCGGTGGTGGTGCTGGAGTTGCTAGAATTGGCGACACAGTAGACGTGAACAAGGGAATAATAACCGGCGGAAGTTCAAAAGTATTTGTGGGGTAATAATGCAAACATTGTCGCTAGATGAAAATAACAATTTGATTTTGTCGCAAGGTAGACTTGAGATAAAAACAGGTTTACAGGCTTTGGCGCAAGATACCCGTACTCGATTGAGTATGTGCAAAGGCGAAAATCCATACGATAAAGACGAGGGAATAGATTATGACAATGATATGTTGGGAAAGATGGGCGGCATTGCGTATTATAAACAAGCAGTCCGCAACAGAATTTTAGATAATTCCGAAAATATATCAAATGTTAATAAAATAAGTTTAGACAAAGACGGTGACAATTTAATAATAACCGCTGAAATAGAGAGTAGTTTAGGAGTGTTTGATTTATGAGTTTGTTTAATGTGACAGCTGACGGCTTAATAACCGTTGATAGTTCAGAAATTAAAGCTAGTTTTGAAGACGCTTATAAGCAGGCTTTAGGCGCAAACTTAAATGTTGAAGCAGGAACTCCGCAAGGACAGCTAATTATTACCGATACAAAGCTCTTAACATACGCACAAGAACAAGGGGTTAATGTTGCAAATGCTTTTAGTATTTTAACAGCGTCGGGCAAAGCGTTAGATGTTACAGCTGGATTTTGGGGATATTATCGAAAATCGGCGCAAAAGACTGTTGTAAGATGTGTCGTTGATGGAACGGCTGGAACTGTCATTCCGGCAGGTTCTTTAGTTAGTGATGGAAAAAATCAATTCCGCTCTTTAGATAAAATTGTCCTTTCAAGCGGGGCAACTTATGCACAATTTCAAGCGGTGGATAGTGGAGCTATTGCTTGTGAGGCAAATACTTTAAAAAATATCATAACAGTCATCAACGGTTGGGATTCGGTTAATAATCCAACTGCTGGGATTTTAGGTTATGATGAAGAAAGTGATAACCAATTCAGACAAAGAATAACCGCTAATTTGCTTAACATCCGGGCAAGAGGGGAATTAGGCTCAATTATGGATAATATCGCACAATTAGACGGTGTTTTATCGGTAATTGTTAGAGAAAATGCGACAAATGAAAAAATCACGATTGAAGACCAAGATTTAATTGCACATTCAATCTTGGTTTCGGTTGTCGGTGGAGATAACACGGAATTAGCAAAAACAATTTATGAACAAAAGGCAGCAGGAATTGGCACAAATGGACAAGTAAAGGTTTCTTATCAAGACCCTAAGAGCGGTATCACGTTTGTTTATAAAATCGTGCGTCCTGAATTTGTTAATTTGCAAATTCAAGTTAATTATTCACAAAATTTATTCACTCCAGCTGATGTAGTAGATAAAATTAAAGCAAGTGTTATTGATTATGTGACTAAAAATCCGTTTACAATTGGCGAGTTAATATCCGGGTATACGCTTTCAAGAGCGCTTGACGGTTTTAAGTATGCTAATTTTATTAGCTTAAAAGTTAAAATAACCGGCGATAATTGGCTTGATAGTGTTAAGACAACAATTTCACAAATTGCAGTTTTAACCGCCGAAAATATAACAGTTACGGAGATAACCGAATGAACGAGTGCCAGCAAGTTGTTTTAGATAATCTGCAAAGACAATTCGGTTACACGAATTTGTCGGATTTGATTGTTAAAAAATCCGAGGTTTGGGATAAATTTTTCGGTAATTTTTCCGAAAGATTTGTTGAAGATATATTAGACTTCAAAACTTGTGTTCCGGCAGCTTTGGATTATTACTGGGGTCGTTTATATGGAATAACTCGTACTTTTTTGGGACCAAACGATGAAGTTATAACTTTAGACGATGATATTTTTCGTGAAATCATTGCAATTAAGGCTTTTGGTTGCCGATGGAATGGAACAGCAAAAGAGGCTAATGAATTTTTCGGGGAATTATTCAAAGACCGCGGTGTTTTATATATGTCGGATTCTGGTACTGGAGTATTGAGATACGATTTTATTTTTCAATTAACCGATTTGGAAGTTTATTTATTTACACATAAAGACATATTACCGCGTGAAGCTGGAATTGGCTTTGAACTTCATGTATTAGATGTTAAAAACACTTTTGGCTTTTATGGAACTGAATTGCAGCCGTGGAGTCAAGGTGTATTATATAGAGGGGAGCTTAAATAATGAAACAAAACAGTTTACCGCAAATATTGCAAAATCCTATTGCTGCGTTTGGAATTAAGAATGATATACCGGCAAATGTTACAGGCACATATTTAGCCAGTATTGCTGAGGGTTATCCAGAGGTTACAATGACCCCGGTTGATGAAGGTGGCGTCCCACCGGCTGGTGGCGATTTGAATGGTATGTTTTATCTATTAAGCCAATTTTACTATTTCAATCAAAATGGTGGTGCTTATACGTTTAATCAAAAAATATCTGAGGCAATCGGCGGTTATCCTAAAGATGCCGTACTTTGGTATAATGGAGCAGATGGCACACATACACAAGTTGTTAGCAATATTGAAGATAACACAAACGACTTTACAAAAGACGCAACTTTAATAGGCGATAGTTCGAAGCCGTGGAGTATGGTGGACACTAAGATAAGCAATTTACCGATGGGTTCGATTGTTACTTCTGATTGTCCGCTGGATATTTTAGGATTAGAGCCGTTGAATGATAGCGGATTTAATCGGGGAAAGACGATTACAAGCAGTTCTTATCCTGAATTTTGGAATTTTTGCATATCTAATAAGACAAAGGGCGCAACTGACAGCCGATTTGCAAGATATGCTAAAACAAATACACAATACGAAACAGAGCTTAATAATAAAGGCTTTTGTGGGTTTTACGTTGTTAATGAAACAGCTAAAACAATAAGATTGCCTTATTTTGGAAAAGCCTTTATACAAGGTTATGACGGCGGCGATATTGATAAAGCTGCAGGCTTACCAAGTTTTAGTCATACCCACTATGCAAGAGTTAATACTCAAGGCGCGCACGGTGGAGATGGTGCCGTGCCTTATTCTGCAACAAACTTTTTAGGTTCAGGTACATCTAACAGTAAAGCTGCTAACAATGGCTCAAATGTCTTTAATGCCCTAAATACTGGTATTATAGCGGACGCAGTAAGTAATAATGCTATTTATGGGCGCTCAAAAACAGTGCAACCGGCAAGTGTTGGAATTTACTACTATGTTGTTTGTGCCAATGTTATGACCGGTGGTGGTGGCACTGTTGGCGATTATCAAACAAAGAGTAATCTTGTAACCAGTTTGTCGGCAAGTTCGACTGACACGCAATATCCGAGCGCAAAATGCGTTTACGATTTAATAGGCGATGTTGAAACTTTATTAAGTCAAGTGTAATATAAAAAAAGGAGTTTAAGAGATGACACATATTTGTACTTTACCGGTAGATGGTGATGTTTGGCATAATTTCGCAAGTTTAATTAGCGAATATAAAGGCGCTCCATTTACTTTTAATCCAGAAAAAAGATACGTTTTACAGAATTTGAGTAATCAAAAAATAATGCTGGTTGAATCCGAATCAGAGTTGGGAGAAAGATATAACGAGGGTAATGTTGTAATGCCTTTTGAATATTTTAATTATCTTCCGACTGGCGAGGATTTATACGTTCGCGGTGCCGGCGAGATGACTTGTTCTTTAATCACCGTTACAGAAGAAGATAAAGCTGGAGATAATAACAACGCTGTATTGAGTGCTGTTTCAGAGGTAAGTACGCAAGTAACCGGCTTAAATACGCAAGTCTCAGCAATTAACGATAAAATCGGCGATGTGGAAACGTCTTTAAGAGGGGTATAAAGATATGATTAACGACTTCAAGGAAATTGTAACAAGTTATTCAATCGTTGGCGTATTTATTGCCATATTGACGGCTTTTATACGCCCTTTTGTTAGTATTTGGCAGACGTTCCGAGAAGGCTTAATTGTGTTCATCTTTTCAACCGCCGGCGGACTTATTTTAGAAGAATGGCAAGAAACAATAAGCGAGCCTGCAAGATATGGTTTAGCTGGTCTACTAGGCTTTTTCGCCGTAAAGATTTATTTACTTATAAGCGCAGTATTTAACAGGGCAACGGAACACCCTGAAATAATTATTGATAGGATAAAAAAAGATGACGTTTAGAGTGTGGAATAAAGCCTTTGATATGCTGATGGTTAATGAGGGCGGATATGTTGATGATAAAAAAGATACCGGCGGCGAAACAAAGTACGGTATTAGCAAAAAACAATATCCAGAGTTAGACATTCCATCATTAACAATGTGTCAAGCACGCGATATTTATTATCGTGATTACTGGACGAGGTGTAAATGCGATTTACTACCTGATTGTTTGTCTTTTATGGTTTTTGATTTTGCAGTTAATAGTGGTTGTTCAAGAGCTGTTAAAGTGTTGCAAGAGTGCTTAGGCGTAACGATTGACGGTAAAATAGGAAATGCAACGCTTGGAGCGGCGAACAGTTGCAAAAAAGATGAAATTGTGCAAAAATACAGTCAAGCACGTTTAGATTTTCTACAAACGTTAAAAGGATTTAAAAGATTTGGCAAAGGTTGGACTACAAGAGTTGTCCGTGTAGAGAAAATTGCCGGAAGTTTTATTTAAGGAGTTTTAAGAATGAGTATTGCAGACCAAATAACAAGAATAAAAAATAACATCGCGGCGAGTTATGCCGAATGTAGTGCCAAGGGCGCAACACTTCCAACCACTGAAAATAGTGAGAATTTGCCGAATACAATCGCAAGTATTACAACTGGTGGGGGTTCTGGCGGTGGTGAAGAAATTACTGCCTATAATTATACATCCAAAGCATTAACTCAAGGAGATTGGGTTCATTATAATGAAAGAGTTGATAATACGGCTCAAGTTGCCACATATAACATCAATGATCTAGCTTCTTGTTATTGTGTTGCACCTGATATTTTATTGTATAGTTCTGGTGCATATAATCCAAATACAATCTTTACAGCTACATTGAATGAATCAGATAATACTTATATAGCTTCTCAAGTTGGTAGTGTTTCTGGTTATCCAAGACGCTTTTGTGGCATAGATAAAGATGGCTATCTATATTCAAATACTGCATTTTCTTCTTTGAATTATGAAAAAGGATTGTATTGGGGGAATGGCTATAATGCAGCTAACTCAGAATATTATCTCGACAACGGATATCTACACAAAATTGACAAATTAACAGGAAATGATATAGCCGTGTTTGACGACAATATATCTTATGCAATGCAAGACGTATATGGTGGGTATAGTATATCAAGTAATATACTTGTTGTGGCTAAAAATAGTATTTTAACTATTGTTACAATAGATTTTGGTGATAATTCATTATCTCAAAATTCAACTTCATTGCCTTGCAAGTCAATCTTTGGCGGAATGTCCAATGGCATTATCTTTGGACAAGTAAGCAAACCAGCAGATACCCCAACATCAGCTTTATTAGCTTTTAAATATGAAAATGGCACCGTTACAACATATAGTAAAGAAAATTTTCCAAGTGCAATGCAAGAATGCTTTGATACTAATTGCAATCCATTTTGGAATGAACAATATGGCATATTTACAGCATATATTCCAAGTACTGGAAAATGTGTTTGTTGTCAATATATAAATGGTATGTGGATTGATAGAAGTCCTATTTTAAATGTTTCTGGTTTATACATAGACACAGCATCGCAATTTATGGTCTCTAGTGATTTTAGTAGGGCATTTTTGCTGCAGTCAGGTAGCACATACTTACAATTTTCTATAACATCAGCATCTGATGGCAATTATCTTGTTCCATATTCTTATACAAATTCTACTACAAAGATGGGTAAAGTTAAGGAGAGTGTACCTGCAACAGTCGGCGCTCAATGTACAGTTGTTATTCCAAAGGTTGAAACAAATACAGTTGACCCAACACCAATGGAGCTACAACTGTGGAGATTGAACAAGCCAGTTGAAAGTCATCATTTGTTTTCGACCCACTCAGAAATATTTGATGCTGACGTTGACTACCCTGAAGATTATAGACTAATTCCGGTAAGTGTCGGAAATTATCCTCTGCTTTACAGGAGTGAAGATGGTTATGTCTATTCTTATAATGGAGCATCAGACAACACAAATACTGTCACGTGGCAAAAGCTATATAATTGGGGTACTAACACACAGCCGAAATCAATATATTATTATGGTAATAATGGAGGGAAAATAGCCGCTGTTAATACTAATAAAGCTAATGCTGATTGGAGCGTGCTTGTGCAGGATATTAAAGATATCAATAATGTTAAAAAATTTAAGATATCAGGAAATTATAAGCTGAAATATATCGAGTCCGGATATACTTATATAAATGGAGTTACAACACCTACAATCGTTGCTTGTGGTAGTTCTTCCATGGCTGGATTTTATATCTCTACGGATGACGGCGAGAATTGGAAATCCTGCAAGATCGGTGATAAGTGGGATTCTTGGAATCAAGGTATGGGGAAATTTATTAGCCAAGTTCTATTTTCTAAAGGAACAATCTTTGTCTTATTCGGAGCTAACTATGAAGAAATATATAAGTCATCCGATTGTGGCGAAACTTGGCAAAAAGTCGAATATGATAATAAGCTCGGAGTATACACAAGCAATTATCAATGGCAAGGGAATATGACCATTAAAGATGGATATAATGAATACTTATTTTTCCCTGCCTCAACATTTACCTTCGGTTATTTATGGGATGGTTATAACTTCCAAAAAATTAGTTTTGAAAATACAACTTATTCGGGGTATGAAGCTGTTTCTATTCCTCAATTATACAGTGCATTGATATATAGAAACGGATTATATAAAGTAATACAATTAGATGACCAAGGTTTCCATGAGATTTCTTCATTTACTGTCTGGAAAGGAACCCCTAAAACAGTGCTACCTCCAGTATGTATTGATTACGAAACAATATCAACCCTTATCAACATGGGGGCTGACGTAGAAATAAACCACGTCCGATTCGCTAGGGCTTATACAAAGAAATTTCCGCCAGAAGTCGGAGATAAGACTGCGATGTTTGTAACAAAACAAGATGAGTTCTGGACAGATGAAATTACAAGTTATACTGATGGGTTAATTACAACTAGTACCTATGGCGATGATTATAAATATCAAAGAGAACCGAGAGGAGATGTAACACTTGGCTAAAGCTCTGTTTATTTGTATTGCTTTTTTAACTTTGTGGGTGATTATTTCAAATTACAGGTTAGATAATGCCTTAAATGAAATAATCGCCCTACAAGGCGAAAAAACAGCCCTAAAAATGCAAGTGGAAACAAACGGGAGAATAATCAATGCCTACAATCAGAAGATACTGGACGCCAGCAAGCAAATCGCCGAACTCAAGGAAACCGCTCTTGAAAGTGGCGATGTATGTTATAGCCAGCGTATTAGTCCTGCTCTGCTTAACAAATTGCGCAAGTCAAGAAGTAACACCGACACCGCCGGCAAAGATAATAAATAGCTGCCGGTATAAAGTGGTAACCTATGGCGATGCGTTATCTTGCCTGATTGAGCTGGACGAGGCGCAATATCAATAGTTAAACTTGACAGTTGTTCGGTTTTTCCGAACAGTTGAAAGGGGGTAAAATGATAAAGGATATTTACCTTATGCGAGTGGACGGAGCGTGGGGCGCAGTTATTCCAAGCAAGTGCCTGACCGTTGTAAATGCGCCAAAGTCTGCCGACTTAATAGAGTTTTACCACGAACTAAAAGAGATGTTCCCCGAGCATAGAATGCGTTGCGTGATGAATAAAGGTATTGCGGACAAAATCCGGCAACACCAAATTTCCTATGTTGGAAAAATTGCCGAGAGATAGAAAATTTTGCGGCCATATATTTATATAATAAAATCAATAACTTAGTATTGATTATAAATTTTTACGGCCAAAGAATGTTACAATTTATGAAAAAAGTTGCAAATAATGTTATATTTTAATTTTTGTAATATTACTTGACAATCGGTTAATTTATGCTAGATTGATATTACTGAAAGCTACTTCACTGGAATAGTGGGCGAGGCAAGGAATAAAAAACCTTGCCTTATTTTTTTGTTGACAATTAACTTTAATCTTGTTATATTAACTTTGCATTTGCATAATAGATTATGCTTAGTCGTGAAAAGCGGGGTTTAACAGTACCTCGCTTTTTTTCTTGACAATCGGTTAATTTGTGGTAAAGTTTTGTTATCGAGGCTATTCCATATGAAAAATAGTGCGGCAGGCGGGGCTTAAAAACCTCGCTTTTTTTGAACTATTAAGAAAAACTTAAAAGTTGCTGAAAATTAAAATAAAGGGCTCTTTCAGATGAGGCTATTTTATACCGGAAACCCGCTTTAAATGTGATTTTTCCACATTTTAGAGTATTTTAGCTTTTATCGGTAACTAAAAAAATTGACAAGAATTTATAAAAAAAGCAGAGCCGAAGCCCTGCTAAAAAACATATATAGTTTTATACTAGATTGATTGTATAGTCTTACCGCTGTCGTTCATAATATAAATGCGACCGCAAGTAAAATATCTCACTCCGTCAACGATTACACCAGAAATCAACAGTTGATTATCTGCAGCATCCATTTCAGACATTTCTAAATGTTCATCATAAACAGTAACGGGATGAGTATTTTGCCAATCATAACTATAGAATAAATACAATTGAAGATGACTTAAATTATTAGAACAATTATCACTCTCATTGTATTTCAAATAACACGGAACATATTTCTCAAAATAATCTTTGAAATCTACTGGAAATTTTTCTGTTGAAAATTCTACATTTTTACCTTCGACAATTAAATAATTATCTGTTAAATCTTTTTGTATCTTAACATACATTTCTTTTCTCCTTAACTTAATATCTGACTATCTAAAAAAGCAGAGCCGAAACTCTGCTTAACGTTGTGAACCCAAAAATAATTAATAATAGGAACTATCTTTTTACTTGAAAAGCAAGCTAATACTAACAAGCTCCAGCTATAAAGTCAAGTATTATTTGCTAGCTTGTGGATAAAGTCGCAAGTTATATGTTTGTTGAGAGTTCCTAAAAGCTCGGCAAGGGGAATGATTTTGTTGTTAGCTATGAGTAAAAAAAAGCAAACAAAGAACATTTTGAAAGCACTTTTTTAAGAAGTTATCCACAGCTTTTTTTTATTAACTCAAGCTAAAATATTTAATGATTTGATATATCACAATGAGTTCAGATTGTACCGGAGTAGATACAGTATTCCCAGACAAGAAAATACTGTTTTTAATATCACAATTGAGACGAGTCGCCCATCGTGGAAACCTTGCGTAACGCTTATTCATAAAAGAAAACAGCCGGTCATCCTGTACTGTATTCAGCGCTTGTATTTGATTAAATCAATGACGGTCGGGAATTTACCCACTTAACGATAAAAGCCATGCAAGAAGCTAATATCGTTTGCCTAAAAAGGCTCGGAATACTTGCGGTAAAGTAACTGGTAATAAGAAGAGCTACTGCTTTTTCACTCATTTTAAGATTGTGCTTGACAACCCCGCTGTATTAACTTATAATGACAATAGTTACTTTCTAAAGATAGATATATAACAATATTTATCGGAAGTCAAGATGTTCCCGTTGGCGTCTTGACTTTTTTTGTTTTTAAGGTGGTTAAAATGGAAAAAATAGTTTTACCGATAGAGCTTTACAGCTCAAAAAACAGCCGGCAGATATTCAGGACAAAGAGCGGGCGGACAATTATTGCTAAATCTAACGCTTCAAAGCAGAATGAGCGTGATTTATGCTTTTTGCTCAATATTTACCGCAAAGAGTGGGAACGCTTAACCACGGGCAAAAAATACCCCTTAAAAGTACATCTTTTTATTTACCGAAAGACTAAAAGACGGTTTGACTATGTAAATTTATCGCAAAATTTGTTCGATTGTATGCAAATGGCGGAGTGGTTGCCAGATGATGACGCTGACCATTTAATACCAGTATTTGACGGATATTCTGTTGATAAAGACAATCCACGGGTTGAAATCAGCGTTGAATAGGCTAACTTAATCACTAGCTTGTTCACTAGCTTAATCACTAGCGTCAAGCTATGTATCAAGTTAAAAAGAGCTTGACAAAGGCTTAAAGTGTGTTATAATGAGAGCGTAAAAAAGACTTGAGTATATTTATAATCAATGTTTTTTTCCTTTCAGATAATTGTTAAGAAGTCCGAGAAATCGGGCTTTTTTTTTGTTGACTTTTGCAAAAGATAGAGTATTATAATAGGTGCAAGCAGGGGACAAATATTATAAATAATGGGACTTTATTAAGTCCTGCTTGCAATTTTTTATTTTATAAAGTCCCACCTTTTTTAAGGAGCAAGTAGGCAATATGAACAATGGTTATGCAATCTGTTACAAAGAATGGATTTTAGACAAGGATATAAAAAACGAAATCCAGCTTCTTTTGTTAATCTCGAATTTATGTGCAAAACTAGGATATTGTTACGCAGGTAATAAATACTTTGCCGATATGTTTGATTGTACGGAAGTTTCAATATCCACAAAATTAAGAAAATTATGCGACAAAAATTACATTGAAATAAATTACACCAAGCGAGGTTGTGAAATTATTGAGCGCAAAATACGATTAAAAAATATTTTAACCGACGATTTAAAAAATTTTGAACCGACGATTAAAAAAGATTTTAAAGAGAATAATATAAGTATAAATAATATAAAAGAAAAAGAAAAAGAAAAGGACGACCCAAAACCGCCTTTGCCTGATGGTGGGCAGGCGGATTTTGTGTCTTTTGAAGAGCAAAGAAAAAAGGATTATGAGCTTACAGAGCTTACCAAGAAAAAAATACAGGCTGATTTGATTAAGAAGTTTGGAGTTTGAGCGATGAGATATGACGATAAAGGAATAGAAGACCTTTGGCAAAGGTATTGCAAGGCGTTTGAAATTTTCAAAGATGACCGATACAGACCGAGTCGCAGCACGTTTATTCGTATGTTTATTGCAGCGGCTAGAGCAATGAAATACCCACTTGCTGGAATTGCTAGAGTTGTTAATAGAGACCACACAACAATATTATACCACCAAGCTAGAATAACCCCTGCGGAGCTTTTAATTGCTTTGCGTTTTTTAGACGAGCCGAATTTTAAGGCAAAGATTAAGGATTAAGAGTATGTTATGCACAACTTGCCAAAGAGAATTGAGTGAAGACCACTTTTTTAAGAACAACAAAACAGGCGGATACTACGGTACTTGCAAGGAATGCCGAAAGCATTATGTTAAAAGGTACTGCAAGCCAAAGTACACCTATTTTGAGACGTGCCGTATTCCAGTGATTAAAGAGCTTGTTAAAAAGGCGTGCTGGATTTTCAAGATAAATGTCAAAGACTTTTATTCTGACTGCCGATTAAAAGAGTTTGCGCTTGCAAGGAAGTGGGTTTGTCAACAATTAAAGGATACGACCGATTTAAGCTATGTTCAGATTGGGCGGGCTCTCCATTTTGACCATACAACGGTTATGTATTCTTGCCGGCAAGAGAGCCGATTAGCGGTTGCCGAGTATTTACAGGGCGGTTCGCCATTGATACCGATTAAAAGAATGAATTACCAAACAGGCGAAATCACTATTGAGTACATTCCAGAGAAAAAGCAAAAATGGATAAAAATAAATTAGATATTTTATAAAATAATTGTTGACAAATAAAAAAATAGTAGTATATTAAGGTTAACAAAGGGGCGGTTCTACCAAACAAAACGACTCAAATTTTATTAACAATGCCCCTTTGTTTGTTTTGAAAGGAAAAAAGATGAATAAAGATTTTTTACAAGCCCTTGCTACATTGCAGGATAACATTAACACGGTTGTTAAAAAAGAGGACAACCCTTATTTTAAGTCAAAGTATGCAGATTTGAACTCTATCTTTGCAGAAGTTAAAACTAAAATTCGTGAGAATGGTTTTATTTTAATTCAAACCGTACAGCATAACTATTTACACACCGAATTAGTACATATTGAAACAGGCGACAAGCTAGAATCAGATATGGATTTGTTGACCGTTAAGGCAGATATGCAACAACTCGGTTCAGCTGTTACGTATGCACGCCGTTATAGTTTGTTGCCTTTGCTGAACATTGAAACAGAAGACGATGACGGCAATCTTGCTAGTGGTAAGGCAAAGAGCTTTGACGAAATGGAAACGCTGGACGACTTCATAGACGCTATTACATCAGCCAAGAGCGTAAAGGCGTTGGGTGCGCTTTATTACAAGTGGAGCGCAAAATTTAACAAAGAATCGGAAGAGTTCAAAAAACTGCGAAATTTAAGTTCAGCGGTAAAATTGAAGATTGAAAACCCTGATTGCAAAGTTGAAATAACGGAGAAAAGATAATGAGTGTTTATGACGATGTACAAGTCTTACAGGCTATGTTTGAATACTGCTATGACGCAGAAACTGGCGAAGTTGATGAGGTCGCAGAAAAACAATTAGCTGAATATATGGCTGAAATTTTGGGCGCAGACTTGGAGAAATTATGCAAAGTTAGAGTTAACCTGATGGCAAAGGCAGAGGCGATAAAGGCTGAAAAAGACCGTATTGCCGTCCGTCAAAAGGTGGCAGAAAAGGAAGTTGAAAGAATTAACAGCACTATCCTATTTGCCTTGAAAAACACCGGTAAAGACAAGGTAATTGCTGGAACATTTATGGTAAGCACAAGGAAGTCAAGTCAGCTGATTGTTAATGAGGACGAATTTAAAGATGACCGCTTTATTGAAAAGGTTGTTACGCAAAAGATTGATAAAATGGCAATCAAACAAGGCGAAGTTATTGACGGTTGCCAGATTAAAGAAGTTGAAAATTTACAAGTTAAGTGAGGTTAAAATGTTTGATGAATTTAATGAAGTTTTGAGTTTAGCAAATAATGCTATTGAGTTTGTTAATAATATTAAAAAAATAACAGATAAAACAAAAAACAAAGAAAAAGATTCCGCCAAAATTGGTAGCTCAGGCGATTCCGCCCAAATTGGTAGCTCAGGCGATTCCGCCCAAATTGGTAGCTCAGGCGATTCCGCCAAAATTGGTAGCTCAGGCGATTCCGCCAAAATTGGTAGCTCAGGCTATTACGCCCAAATTGGTAGCTCAGGCGATTCCGCCAAAATTGGTAGCTCAGGCAATTAC